AAGATTTAGAAAAATTTTTACCTGGTGGTGGAGATCCAATGAAAATGATTAATCCAGGTAGTGATGCTCCCCCAGTAGAACAACCTTATGATTTACTAGATAGACTTGCAGTTGATAAAAGAAAAGCAGATTTTAGAGTTAGACAACAATATGCATTACCTGTACAATCGATTGGTCAAATGACGCAAGCTAAAAATGGAACTTTTGTAACAGTAAATACCAAGATAGGTAGAAATAAAAAAACGAGAATAACATGATAGAAGAAAACATTGAAGTAACAGATAAAGATGGTGACGTTGTTGATTTGCAAGAAAATAGAGAAGAGCCTGTAGATGTAGTTGTTGAAGAGCCGACTGAAGAAGGCATGGAGATGATGCAGCAGGAAGAACAGGAAGAAGAAGATTTTTTTGAAAATATTGCAGACTCAATGGATGATAGAAGTTTAGCTCACCTGTCAAAAGATTTGGTTTCTGATTATAAAAAAGATAGAGAGTCCAGAGGCGATTGGGAAAAGTCTTATATTAGTGGATTAGATTTATTAGGTTTTAAATATTCAGATGAGGGTCAACCATTTAAGGGTGCATCTGGTGTAACACATCCTTTACTTGCAGAAGCAGTAACACAGTTTCAGGCACAAGCCTATAAAGAACTTCTTCCTGCCGAAGGGCCAGTCAAGACGATGGTTGTTGGCGAGAAGAATATGCAAAGAACCATGCAAGCTAATCGTGTAAAAGAGTTTATGAATTACATGATCCTAAATCAGATGGAAGAGTACACTCCAGATTTTGATCAATTATTATTTTATTTACCTTTAGCAGGTTCTGCTTTCAAAAAGATTTATTATGATGACACAATGAAAAGAGCAGTAAGTAAATTTGTTGCTGCTGAAGATTTAATTGTACCTTATTACACTACAAGTTTACATGAGTGTGAAAGAATTACACACGTTGTGAAGATGAGTGAAAACGATATCTTGAAAAAACAAAAGACAGGTTTTTACCGTGACGTAGATTTATTAAATGCTGATGAAGAAGATGAGATACAAGATAAGTATAATGAGATAGAAGGTATATCAAGAACTTCATTAGGTGATGACTATCAATTTAACATTTTAGAAATGCATGTTGATTTAGATTTAGACGAATACACATCAACAGATGATGAGAAAAGAATTAAGATTCCTTACATCGTAACGATTGATGAAGGTTCAGGTAGAATACTAAGTATATATAGAAACTACAGACCTGATGATGAACTGTTTAGACGCAGAGAATATTTTGTACATTTCAAATTTTTACCAGGTTTAGGTTTTTATGGTTTTGGACTAATACACATGATCGGTGGTTTATCAAAAACTGCTACTGCTGCACTAAGACAACTATTAGATGCAGGTACTTTAAGTAATTTACCAGCGGGATTCAAGAGCCGTGGTATCCGAATAAGGGATGATGATCAACCCTTTCAGCCTGGTGAATTCAGAGACGTAGACGCACCTGGCGGAAACATTAAAGATCAGTTTCAAATTCTCCCCTTCAAAGAGCCAAGTCCTACCTTGATGAATTTACTAGGCTTTGTAGTGCAAGCAGGACAACGTTTTGCTTCCATTGCTGACATGAAAGTGGGTAATGATACACAAAACAGAGCTGTGGGAACAACATTAGCACTCTTGGAACAAGGCTCACGGGTCATGAGTGCAATACATAAGCGTTGTTATTATGCAATGAAACAAGAATTTAAGTTGTTGCATGAGATTTTTAGCGAATATCTTCCTCCAATTTATCCGTATGCTACTTATGGTGGTAATCAATTCGTAAAAGCAGCAGATTTTAGTGAAGATATTGATGTTATACCATATGCGGACCCTAATATCTTCTCCGTTAGTCAAAGGGTCACGCTTGCTATGGAGCAGTTACGTGTAGCACAGGCTGCTCCACAGCTTCATAACATGCGAGAAGCATTTAGAAGAGTGTATGAAGCACTTGGAACAAAGCAAATTGACCAAATTTTGAAGCCAGAACCTCCAAAAATACCAAAAGATCCAGCTTTGGAGAATGCAGAGTCTTTAAGAATGCAAGTTCCTCAAGCTTTTACCACACAAAACCATGATGCACACATCGTATCACACACAGCATTTATACAAACACGTATGGTACAGATAAATCCGATGGTTTATGCACTTTTACAGGCTCATATTGCAGAACATTTGTCTATGAAAGCAAGAGCACAGGCATTAGCGATTATTACAACACAAAGACCTGACTTGATGGCGATGAAAGATCAAAATCCAGAGCTATTTCAGGTAGAATTTGACAGTATGGTTGCTTTACGTACCGCTGAATTGACACAAGAGCTACAAAAAGCAGAAGAATTGACTTCAAAAGGTGATGAGTTGGTACAATTGAAGCAAAGAGAGCTAGATTTACGTGCAATGGACATGCAAAGACGTAATATGGAGTTTCAGCAAGAAGAAATGAGAAAAGTTGGTGAATTTGATCAAAAACTTGACCTTGAAAAGATGAAAAGAGAGGATCAGGAGGCACAAGCTAAGGAAAGAATTCGTGTTGCTGATGATAAAACAAAGATTGCAGCTACAAAAGTAGCAAATGACATAATAAAAGGAGGTAGAAGTGGCGGGTAAGCGTTTTGGTTCACCACCTAATAAAGGTCCAGATTCACAGGGAATAAAAATAGATTATTTTAAAAATGGTAAAATGTCTGTAGTAAGTAAAGCTAAAGTAAAAGAGTTACATAATAAAATAAAAAATAAAACTGCTATTGATACAGCAAAAAAAATAATTAAAAGTAAAAAATACAGTGAAGTCAATAGAGCAGTAAATCCTAAGAGTAAAACAACAAGTAAAAATGAAACAGTTAGAACTTTAAGCACCGATAAAAGTATATATCCCAGTATATATGGCAACAAAAAAAATCTTACAAAGTATCCAGTAAGCAGAGATAAATATCAGTCCTATTCTTTTGAGTATTTGGAAAAAAAAGCAAAAGATAAAAAAAATTTAATTGATATACCATCGACTGCACAAACTTATGTAAGTGCTGAGGATGTATCGAAAGCATTATCAGAGGAGATAGATAAATCTAGAAAATTACCTGAAGGTATGAAAATAGGAGCACTATCAAATATTGGTTGCCCTCATCGTGAAAATGGTGTAAAAAGTGATATTAAAGGTATAAGTAATATACAAGTAAAAGGGAAAAAATTTATTGGTGTTAAATGATTGCTGGCGACTCTTTCGAATACGAATTCATTACAGAAGAAATAGAAAAACTAAACTTGAACGATATAGTCCTAACTTGCGAAATAGGATTGCGAAGAGGGCTTGGTTCTAAAACAATAATGGATGCTGTGATCGCTAAAGGTGCAGAGTATTATAGACATATAGCTGTTGATCCTTATGGCAATTTAAATTATCAACACTATGATGACAGACCTCCATACACAGCAGATTATACAGATAATATGAAAGTGGAAACACTGTATGATTTAGTAAAGTATAAAGAGTTTGCTTTCTTTGAATTTCCAGATACTTATTTTTTTGAAACGATGAAAAATGGTTATCCCATAAGTATTGATGGACAAGTGTATATGAAAGATACCTATTCAGTCGTACACTTAGACGGACCTCATACTACCAATGCAGTTAATCACGAGATAAATTTTTTTATGAGATATATGGAAAATGAAAGTTTAATTATTTTAGATGACCATAAAACCTATAATACAAAAACTATAGATTGGTCTTTAAAAAAATTAGGATTTGAGAGAGTAAAAGAAGGCGAAAGAAAGTTAATATTTAAAAGGAGTACATAATGGCATTACTTAGTTTAATAGGACCTGCAACAAAGTTGATAGGAAAGTTTGTTAAAGATAAAGACTTACAACAAAAGTTGAGCCACGATATAGCCACTATGGCAGAAAAACACGCACAACAGTTGGCACTTCAACAAATAGAAGTTAATAAAGCAGAAGCGAAAGGCAACTGGTTTCAATCATCGTGGAGACCCCTCATCGGCTGGATTTGTGGACTATCTCTAGCTATTAACTATATGGTCTCACCGATTATGGCAGGTTTTGGTC